CACGGATACCTTTTGCACTTGATTGTAGCATCTACACCATCATTGTCTCGTTCTGCTTTCGATATAGTGTATCCATTATATGCACAAAGGGCTTGCATATAGGCAAAACTTACATCTTCCATACTTTCTTGTAGAGTGTTTGGCATAGCTTTATTAATAAAGGTTAACAATCAGATGTCTACTGGTTGAATTTTATAGTATTATTATTGTAACTACATTTGCGTTCTCGCTAATTTACCTACAACCTTGTATAAATGAATTACATCATTATCTATGTCAATTTCCATATCGGGATATTTTCTTTTCCCATCCGGATTGGCTATATTGTTGTAGGAAGACAATATTGTTTTTTTTCGCTCGTAGTCGATATGAATCATTTTAAGAAGTCTGTCTTCTTTTGTTATAATCATATACGGCTGTCCATTGTCTATGTTTCGTTTGTCTTTTATTTCACGGACAAAGATTGTATCCCCCGACATATACATATCGTACATAGAATCACCATATACGGTTATTCCATAGCATCCAGTAAATTCTGGTATATTCACATATCCAATAACCTTGTTTTCATTTCCGTCAAATCCAATTCCATGTCCTGCGCATACACGTATATCAAGTATTTTAATATCTTTATTCGTGGTTGGAGTTTCAGTGATTGACGAATTGGTATTAATTGTCATGTTGCCAATTCCAGTTATTAACCAATTTATATTAAGGTCAGGGCAAGCAGACGCTATCTTTTCTATTGAATCTGCATTAAAGCCCGTTTTTTTGGCAATAGCTCCACGAGATAAACCAGCTGATTCTTCAAAAGCGGTTTGCCCAATCCCTTTGATTTTTAAATATTCAACAAATCTTTCTTTTGTGCTCATCTTTTTGGGGTTTTACTGTTATTTTTCAGTATATTTGTGTCGGAATCAAGTTGCGGATGATTTCGACTAATAAGTTTAACTGTTCCCGTAAGGGACTATATAGGCGACTAAACTTCAAACCGCAACTTTGGAGTTGGTCGCTTTATTTTTTTTGCTATGATAGAAGCCTTAATAATGTATCTATGCGGCTTAATTCCTTGGATTGCAATTATTCTTCTTGGAATAGCAAGGAACCATGAGGATAAAGATGAATAGCTTTATTCATACGATGGCAAATTCAATAGCGCATTGTAAACCGTAATAGCCTTTTCGTCAGATATTCCTATCATTCCAGTTTTTAACTCATCCATGTACTTCATTACTATTTCGCATTTATTGATACAGTTTGTTTTCTGTAGTATATCCACTGCCTGCTGTAAACTGATAGACACTAATTCCCTTTCTCCTAATTTATTAGCATCAATTGCTGCAAGGCAAAATACACAAAAAGCTTCGTTGTATTCTTCATTAACAATATAAATATTCCCCGTTGTAAATCTTTGCATTGTTCTTGTAAGAGACCTTAAATCTTCTTTTAGCTGGGAATTACTATCCTTATACAGTTTTCGTTCATCCTCAATTTTTTCCTGTACTCTTTTATCTATAGTCAATATTGTGTATATCTGTATCCCTAAAATCGCTGTTATTCCTATTCCCATGACTGATATACAGATTTCTAATGTTTTTTGAAGCGATACAGAGTTACTGTTGTGCATAGAGAGTAAAGTGATAGAACTATCGCAATAACACTTAATCCAAGTGCTATCCACGCTATCCAATTTCTATTTCTGCCTTCTTTCTTCATATTATAATAAGGTATAACCTGCTTCAATAGTTAAATAGTGTTGTTTTACTACTATTTTTCAGTATTAGATTCTTTTTACTGAAAAATAGTAGTATATTTGCATTATCAAATTAAACTGATACAAAGAAACGAAGATTAATTCAGATTTCAAATAGTATAAACATATTAAAATACACGATTATGAGAACAAGAGAATTTTTACACGAAGTAATGAGCCTTGCTTGGCAGTTCGTTAAGCGTAATGGCTACACCATGAGCGAAGCAATGAAGGTCGCTTGGGCTAACTTGAAGTTGAAAGGTGAGATGAAAAAGAAGATAGTGAAGTTCTACTTCAAAAAAGTGGACGGTTCCGTTCGTGAGGCATACGGTACACTAAATGAAAAGCTGATGCCTGCCATCACTGGTACTGACAACAGAAAAAAGAATGATACCGTCCAGACTTACTATGATACTGAACGCCAAGAGTTCAGATGCTTCAAAAAAGCTAATCTGATGTCAATCGCATAAAAGATATGGATATGAATGCTTACACGATTAACCAGCAGTTGGATAGCCTTTATAAAGATTTAGAGGCTGCCCATAACAATGATGAAGAGGCTGTCTGCCTGATGTTCAATGCTGATAGCAAAAAAGAAGCTATCCAGTTGATAACGGATGAGATAGACAGTTTGGAAGATGCCTTAAAAGGTTTTGAAACTTGTGAAGATGATGGCATGGACTACGATGCTCTATGCCGGGTACAAGGTATCAGCCGATACGCATAATACACGATTATGCAACGCACGACAGCCCTACAGACGGATTGAACGGCAACCGATAGCGAGAATCGGGTAGGGTACTATTGATTAGTTCTTTGAAATTCTGTAAAAGCAATTACGGTGTAATTCATAAGCCGTTTTTGCCAACCAAAGATAACAAACGCACATAAGCAAGTTGGAGCTTGTGAGCTGTGCAATGTTTAACAATTAATAGAAGATACCGCAAAATTACGTCCTTGAGCAGTAAGCATACAGGTTGGGCGTCTGTACTATCTTCGACAATATAGCCTGTACAGAACTGAAATACGGTTCTACTATTCGATTAGGGTACAGGCACAAACTTTAATTTACACGATTATGAACGGAGAAAACAAAATGGAAACAGTAGAAGTGAAACATGAAAATTTGCAGGAATTATACAAGGTATTGACGAATTATCCTGCAATCTCGAAAGAACAGGTGATTCACGAACTTCACAAATGCTTCGGTAAAGAGGCTTTTAAGCTGAAAGATGTAACGGAACGTATAAAGACATTCGAGGATGCTTGCAAGGAACTCGGAGAAAATAATCCGCTTATACACGCATGGAAATCATGGGACCTTTTTGGATTAAGAAATCAGCCCGATGTAGATGCTTACCTTAAACTCCGCATCATTGCTGCCGCACTTAATGAGGGTTGGAAGCCACAATTTACAACGGATGAATTACGATACTTCCCTTGTTTTGTCCTTTACCTCCCAATAGACGAAATGGGTAATGAACCGAAGTACCGTGTAGTGAGTCGGTCGCCATTCTATGCGAATGCGAATGGCGGAATTGCGTATGCAGGTACGAGTATCGGTGTTTCTAATCCGATTGCGTACATTGGTTCTCGGATTTTCTTTAAAACAAGAGAACTTTCGGAATACGCAGGCGTGCAATTCATTGACATTTGGGCTGATTACGTATTCAATTCATAGAGAGTTTAAGTAAAAGGCAGTAGGATATTTAAATATTTGCTTTTGGCGAAATAATGAAATAGATAGATATGGGAATAGTCGAAAAGAAACTTCGCACGATGGCTATCCGGGCTTTGTGTCAGGGAGGATTTATGAAAGTGAACTGGTGTATGCGCAACGAAGTGAAATACACTATTGAATCAATTAATGTAGAGGTGTTGATTGGAACTCCTGATGAAGATTTCAAGAAATATCGCGGAGTTGGCGATAAAGTTCTTGTAGAGATACTTAAAATAAGGGATAAGGTTAAATCACTTTATAATTATGATTAAATAAAAACTGTTATGAAACATAGGCGAAAAAGCAGATTTACCGATATGGATGTAAATGCTATCTGTAAATTGAAAGACGAGCTTATCCAATATAAGCAAGCATACAGATTTCTGTTTTATTCAATTATTAATGCTGAAGCAGGCAAAGATATGCCGGATATCTTAGTATCTGACTTACCGGATGATAGTATAGTCCATTATGTGAATAGGACTATAAGAGAGTGGAGCGAGAAGTTATATTCAACCAATAAAGAGAAGAAAGATGATTAAAAGATTAATTCAGTATTTCAGAAAGAGAAAAGAACAGAAGTTACGCAAAGAGCTTCTTCTGAAAGTAGGCACACACTCAACTACCCAAGCCGTTCAAGCCTGGGTAGAGTTCATCCTTGACGGTAAGACCTCTAAAGAGCTTCTTCTATCAGCTGGCGAAGATGAGAGATTGAAAACTTGGATTGGATTATTAGGCATCCAGTCTCAGCAACCCAACCATCCCGTTGATGGGGAGTAGATACATAAATTTTACATAGTTGTTTTTCTCCGAATGTGACAGTCTCAATGGCTGAAATGTGATTTACATTAATCAATACAATCTCTTCCCCTTGGGGAATTTCAATAAACTGTTTCATATTTCTTGATTTTTAGATTTGACACCTCAAAATTAAGAAAATCCCCTGACAATAACGTGATGTTGCCAATCGAATTGGTTCAGGGGAGCCAACTAATTTATACGATTATGAAAACAATCCAATTCATTTTATCCATATTGGTTAGTATATGCGCTGCCGGTATGCTTTACGGGGCTATCACTACTTACAGTCCTATGAAAATATTCTCTGTCACTATAATGGGTGTTATATGTGCCGGATGTGCTTTTCTAATAAGAATCTCTTATAAAGAGTTGAAATAAATGACAAATTGTAATACCGCTAAAAGGTAGACCTCAAATCCGGCACAAGGCGCATGGGTATGAGTGCACAATAACCTTGTAAACCAGCCGGGCGGTAATTTATGAAGTAGCATTGTTGGAATGCGTGTAAGCAATTAATTGTTGGTATTAACTCATATTCTGATTTCTATATTCATCTGGCTTACAAGAAGTAGGTTCGACTCCTACCTTTTTAACGATGTTTTAAACTTATACGATTATGACAGTGGAAGAATTAAGAGGCATGACGCATGAAGACTTAGTAAGGCGTGTGCAAGAACTGGAAGAGGCTAACGAAAAATTAGCTGAAGAGAAAAAAACATGGTATAAATCTTGGAGTGATTTGCAACAGAAGTTTGATCATTTCA